AATTATCAGAAGTTGTTCCTATAGACCAAGTGCCTTCTAAATAATTATACAAAACGTATTTATCAATTTCTGTACTTGAACCTGAAGGATAGAACCACATAACTTCATTTACACTTTCATTAGCTCCGCCAAATGCTTTGTATGCTTGATTTTGATTTAAATCAGATAAAACATAATCTAAAACAGTACAAGGCAATCTTTCTGCATTTCCAGAATAAACATAAAATCCATTACGATCCATAAAATAAACTCTATTATTTGCTGTTACAGCAGCATTAGGACCTATTAAAGACATTCCTTCAGCAACTTCTGTAAAAGAAAATATAAAAGGTTCACCAACAAAACGCATAGAAATTATTCCTACGTCTGTCCAAATAAGTATTTCTTGTCTAGTTCTTAATGCACCTACAATAGTTGAGCCTTGTGATAATTGAACACCACCAGCTTGATTCGTGGCAGTTGGAGTCCAATCTATTGCACTTTCTCTATCTGAAAACCTAACAAGTAAAGGATCAATACTAGAAGAACCTATAGAATTTGCTCCAAAAGCTATAACGTGTTTATCAACATCAGATGTCATAACTTGCAAACAAGCTGTTGGAACATCACTTGCACCACTTTCAGATGATAAAGCCACAGCCCGTGTTGTTAAACCATCAGACTTATCCCAAAAATAAAGACTTCCTGCTCTAGGATTTACAATAGTATCATCACCAAAATTATCTAAAGACCATAATCTTAGTTGTCCATTTGCAGATATATCAGAAGATGAACCAAAAGTACCAGCACCCCAAGTTCCTGCTCCCCAACCAGTTGATCTTACATATACATCTAGTCCAGTATTTAATTGATAAGCAGCATCTGCTGCTGAACCACCATTACCGCTATCACTACTATTAGCAGTTACTGATACTGTAAAGGTAAAAGTATCATCAGTAGCAACTCCAGTTATTTGATGTTCAGCATTAAGAATAGCAGCAGTTACAACACCGCCTAAAGATACCGCACCACTTATTGTTACAAAATCACCTTCTACGCAACCATGATCGTCATCAGTAGCAGTTATAGTTGTTGAACCATTAGTACCTGAAAAAACAATACCATTAGTTGTAGTTGCTCTTATAGGAGTTATATCGTTATAAACATTACCACTTAAATTATAAAGTTTTTGATGAGTGCCTAAAATAACGTAACTTTCCCCTCCTGCAGTTTTGTAAGTAAATAATTTTCTACAAGTTCCTATAAATGTTGGAACTGCAAATTTATTCCAACCGCCTATTCTTTCTGGTTTACCTTTACGAAATCTTACTTTATCAGCATCAAACCAACCACCTTCATTACTGTAGTTAGTACCTTCTTTATTTATTCCTGGTTTAAAAACATACTTAGCTAATGGCATATTAAACCTCAATCCATTCTTTTCCTTCAAACAAAAAAGATTCCGCTTCTCTTCTTCTTATTAAACCTGTCAAAGTTTCTCCGCCTGCTTTATTCCATCTTCTTATTTGACTAGGTATAAGATGATAATCTCCTGCATTAAGAAGTTTTAGTAGTGTAGATTTTTCTAAATTAGTTGGTCCAAGGTTATATACCCAAGCACAAAGAGCATCAAATTGATTTTGTTCTAAAGGTACTTTAACCATATTATTAACATATTCTTCGTATTCAGTTATTTCTTCATTAAGCATTTCATTAGCTTCTTGTTGAGTTATTTCCATGTCTTCAGTTACGTTTTTAGTAATTCCATACCCAATGGTTAAAACATCTGCTGGACATCTATAGGCTTTTAATTCGCAACCTTCAAATTTTTTAATTAAAGACAAGCCTTCTTGAGATATGTTCATTTTATTCTCCTTCAACTTTTGGTTTATAAGTAGTAACTTTTTTATAATAGACAACAACTTGTTTAAGTTCATTTATATATCGTTTTAATTCCTGCATGTTATATGCCATCAATTCGTAATCTGGTACAGACATAGCAAAAAATACTACTTGCCCATGTTCTTTTTCTATTCTTAATAAAAATTCTTCTATGTTTTTATCTGAAACAACATACCAATAAGGTTCTTTTAAATCTATTTCTCTAGGCATGATTGGTTGAGCAATCTGCCTTTCTAAAGGTTTGGTAACTATTTCTACACTTTGTTTACTTGGAAACAGACTGCAACTGCAAGCCATCGTCAAGACTATCAATGTTGCGACTAGCTTCTTCAATACTATTAAATACATTTTTTGTTCCCTTGTTTACTTTAGGTTCTAACAATCCAGGTTTAGCTGCTGCAAGTTTTGTTAAATTATGTCTTTTAAATATATCTAAATATCTAGTCATTTCAACTTCTATTGCTTGATTTTTGCTTTGTATTTCTAACAAACCTTCTGTTTGCAATTTGAAATCATTTTGCAAACTTTCTATTGCTAATTTTTGTTCTTGATCTCTTAATTCAAAAGCTTGGTTTAAAGCAGACAATCTTGAATTTTCACTCCAAAGAAAATAACCTGTTATTCCCATAACCAGTATTACACCTATTAAAATTTTACTCATTTTTTATGCCCATGTATAAACTTGTAATGGTTTAGCTTTTCCCTTTACCTCTATTGGTTCTAATAATTGTAGCTTAAAATCAACATTTTTTGCAGTTTCTTCGCCTATTAATACTCCAACGCCCGCTATCTTCGTACTTGATTCTAATCTTGCTGCTACGTTGCACGGATCGCCAATAAGACTAAATGCAAATCTATCAGTAGCTCCAAAGTTACCAGCAATACATACACCGCTATTAACACCTATACCTATAGCTATTTCAGAAATACCTTCTTTTTTAAATTTAATATTTAACTGGTCAATATTTTTTTCTATTTCTTGTGCAGCTTGTAAAGCTAATGTGTGATGATCTTCTTGTGGAATAATACTATTCCAATGAAACATGCCAGCATCTCCAATAAATTTATCCGTTACTCCTTCAAATTTATTAACAGCTTGCACTTGTACATCTAATACAGCATTCATTATATAAGTAACCATTTCTGGTTCTACTGATTCTGATAGGCTTGTAAAGCCTCGAAGGTCTGTAAAAATAATAGAACAATCAACTCTCTTGCCATTTACTTGGCATAACTCAGGATTATCCTGTAGTTTTTTAACCATGCGTGGATCAAGATACTTACCAAACTGTGCTTTAATTTGTTGTCTGAGTTTATATTGTTCTCTAAATCTTAAATAAAATGCAGTAGACCCAACAATAAACTGTGATATTAAAGCCCAAGTTACATCTATTAATAATCCTTTCTGTATTAAGTAATAGCCACTTCCTGCTGTTAATAAAAATAATAGACTGGTAAATAATATTCCTAAAGTTATTCCAAAAATATTTATTAAATACCAAACCATAATGGTAGTTATACTAAATATTAAAACTTCAACAGCTAAACTCCAATCAGGAATATATGGGCTATTTTCTATTAATATGCTTTCAGCTAATGCAGCTTGTATAAAATGTGGTTCTAAATAACCAACTGGTGTACCTAATTGAGGCATAATGCCTTTTGCTGTGAATCCTACAAATACAAAGCGTCCTTCTACGTTCATTTCTTGTAAATTGGTTTGTGGGGTATTCACGAAACTTATCCACTTACGTCCTAAAGAATCTACAGGTACTGGTGGTAAGCCTTTTACTCGTATTTCTTCAAGACCATTATCATTGGTTTTTATAACATAGGTGTCTGCACCAGCTAATATTTTTAAAACTTCAGTTCCAAAAGCTGCTACCCATCCATCGGGAGTTCTTAATAATAATGGCAATCTTCTAACAAGTGAATCAATTTCAGGTCTTGCTACTGCTATACCTTGATTTGTACTTTTAGCTAGGACAGGTATATTTTGCGTTACTCCTGTAGCTAAAGTTCCGCCTACATCATTTCCTAATATTACTGTTCCTGTAGTGTTGGGATAAATACCTTTATCATTCTCAAACATTGCAAGAACGCTTGGTATTTGCGCTAGGGAGTTAGCAAACGCTTGATCTCCATTAGCAGAAAGTCTGCCTTTATTAGGAAAGGTGACCACCCATCCAACACCTGTTGCTCCTTTTTTTATTACCTGTGCGTTTATTTCAGAGAGCCTTTGTCTGGATAAAGGGTAGCCACCCTCTCTATTTATATCATCATCTGTAATGTTTAGTACAGTAAAATATCCAGAAGGTTGTTGTTTAGGTATTAAAGAATCAAAAGTTTTTAACTTTAATATTTCATAAGGTTTAAATTCAAACAGTATAGGTAAACTTAATATTAAAATTAAAGGCAATAAGCGTTTAATCATACTGTGCAATAGTTACTGTTTTTGTACAACTACTTACACAGTTATAAGTTGCTGTAAATGATTTGTTATTAGCTCCTGATTGTGTGACTCCTACGTTGTAATTATCTGTATAGAAATTAAGCCTAGCCGTGTGATCTCCTGAACCTGATTGAGCAATAGAAGCTACTCCATTATCCGCATCAGAGTACCAAAAGATATCTGCATCATGGTCGCCACTTCCTGATTGAGTAATGGTAGAAGAATTGTTGTCTGCATAATTGTAGTTGTAGATGTAAGCATTGTGTTGTCCTGTTCCTGATTGTGTAATTGTAGAGTCTGCGTCATCTCCAAAAGCGTACATTTTAGCGTACTTAGAGTTTCCTGTTTGGCTTATTGTGTAAGCGTTATCATCTCCAGCCATCAATACTATGCCAGTATTGGAGTTGCCATTTTGCGTTATAATTCCTGCGTTGTCGTCTTTATCTAAATCCAGATAACCATAATTATTATCACCATTTTGTGTAATAGTAAAAACATTGTCTGTGTGATTAGACCATTGTGAATAAGCTTTAGCTGTGTTGCCATGACCTGTGGCATTTAAATTTATAACTGCTCTAGTGCAGGTGTGCGTACTGTAAACTCCTCCACTTAATCCACAAAAAACAGTAGCGTTGTTGGTGTAACCTACTTGCTTAACATTAATAACTGAATTAGACCCTTTGTGCTGTATGTTTATAGCATTGTTTCCTGCTACAAGAGGAAGGCTAATCAGACTGATTAATAATAATCGTACCATTACCCCCTCCATTTACTGTAATGTTCATAAGTTTACCACCAGACAATATTGTTATGTTATACGCACTTGTCTTGGGTATTTGTAAATCTATAGTGTTTTCTACACTTCTGTAAAAGGTAAGAATTTCTCCGTCTACAAAAGAATACACTTGTGCTTTAGCATCATATCCTGCTGTTATACCTTCAATTAAAACGTCACCTATTTTTGAAGATGTCTCATCTCCTTCTATAAAAGCTAATAAATCTAATAAAAAATCTACTGATAAAAGGTCTATTGATAGTCTGTCTATTTCTAGTTCATCTTCGTCTAACTCGTCTTCATCAAAGTTTTCTTCTAAAAAATCCACATCTAAAACATTAGATGATTTAGTATTTTGATCTTCTACTGCGTCTTGTATCTCATCTGGTTGATTTATTATTAAAAGGTTATTAATCAATCCTAACGTCATATTAACCAAAGTCACTGGCTTAGTAGGGGGAGACTCTGAAACGCTTACCATAGTCGCTTGAAACGGCTTATCAAGTATTTCTACACCTGCTGCAGTCTCTACTGTAATTTGTCCTGAACTATTACCATCTGCATCAGGCAAAAGAATAATTAAACTGCGACCTATTTCATCTACTGTTGTAGTGAAGTCCGTTCCTAAAATTGAAATGGTAGCACTAGGTGTTGTTATGCTTACGTTTTGTTTATCAATTTTATTAAGTTTACCTGTTATAAATCTGGCAGTACCGCTTGCCATTCTCAAAGCTAACTTAGATTTTTTTGGATCAGGATCATAAATGTATTCATCTACTATAATTTTAGAGTGCTCAGTTAGTTTAAGAACTGAATCGTCCAAAAACCTAAGAGCCATACGACCATCTCCTGTTCTTACATCATCATTACTAAAGATACCTAAAGACAATTCTGCCAATAGTTTATCTCCACCTGTACTGCGTAAGATTTCTCCATTGCC